TCCATACCATTGGAACATCTTTGTTCCAGCCATTCTGCTTATATTTGAGTACATTATATTGACCGGCTGCTAAATTGCCAGCTGTGCCTACTGTAGTGTTGTGTGAATCTATGTTTATCTCATCGTATCTAAATTTAATGTCGCCCGTGTCAAAAAGTTTTATTTCAAAACTATTTAAATTATTGAGATTGTAATACTCGGGTATATCGTACCAGCCAAACGTAGCTGTATTGTTTGTAGTTTTGTACCAAGGATTAGGATTAGGAGCTACAGCTAAGTCTGTCCATAAGCCGAAAATGGATTGACTCAATGCAGCAGCATGACTACCATTTCTCCATTGCTCGGTATTGTACTGATCAGCTTCTAAATCGAAGCCACTACAGCAAAAGTTAGACCCATTAACACCATTATCTTGAAAATTCAATACACCAGTATAGGTAACCCACGCTTTATCGAATGTGTTGCCATAGAAAGGGAAATCGAAACCTAAGCTAACTTGAGTTTGGGAGAGGTCATTAATATGAAGTTCTACTGCCGAGTTATCATTTCTCAAGTCTACAAGCACAGACGGATATTGCCCGTAAGCAATTCCGCTGAATAGCATTAAGACTAGAAATAACTTCTTCATTAGTTAGGCATGTTCGGAGAAGAATCCATCTTCTTAGCTTTGCGCTTAGATACACCTGGAACATCTGTAAGATTATCTTCCCACGCAAGACCTGCCTCTTCGCCAATCATACCTTCGTATGGACATGGGGTGCCTGCCATCTTCATAGCAGTCCATACACGCATGTCTTGGCACATTAAGGACACAGCAGCAACTCGCATACCCATATCGTATATTGTCTTCGCAAGTTTGATACGTTCACAGTTTGTATCTGTAACCGACTTTCCTGCTGACAAACCAAAGATTTGAGTTTGAACAGCACCTGCTACACCTGTAGTACACAAGTCTTGTGAGAACGAAGCACCTATAGAAGGAGCAATAGCAGACGGTGGAGGTGACTCTATTTTCTGAGTTACGGTTTGATTTGATTGCGTCTGGTTAATGTTCTGATTCACATTGTTGTTATTGTTTGTGTTATCAGTTGTCACCTCACTGACACTATTGTTATTGCTAGATGACGAAGATGTAGAAACGTTGACGTTTGTATTGTCACTAGTTGACGATGACACATTGGTGTTATTACTGGTGCTAGTATTGTCGCTAGTGGAAGTATTAACATTAGTATTACTGTTTGTATTACTATTTGTGTTTGTGTTATTGTTGGTGCTAGTATTAACATTGGTGTTATTATTTGTATTGTTACTAGTGTTAGTATTGGTATTGGTGTTTGTATTGTTGTTAGTATTGTTGCTTGTATTATTAGAGGTATTGTTATTAGTATTCACATTGGTATTACTGGTGCCACCACTCATCACGTTGTTGTTAGTGTTGACATTGGTGTTGCTACTTGTGTTGGTACTGTTATTTGTATTAGTGTTAGTATTTGCGTTTGTATTATTATTTGTATTAGTAGCAGTACTAGTGTTTGTGTTAGCGCTAGTATTGTTATTAGTATTAGTTGTGGTTGCAGTCGAGGTCGATGTTGAAGTCGATGTGATAGCAGTAGCCGCAGTAGAGCCCTCACAGTATTGAGTTCCAGTGGTACATGTACCAGTAGCTTGGCCTTGAGCCGTATTAGATAGTATAGGTATCATCAGAAGCATAATGAAAGGAAGCAAACGTGTCATTGTTATCCTCTCCGTCGTGTCACGAATATGACACAGTAAGCGTAGTATTAACTATTTATATGCCGTCGTATTTACGACACCTATTAATCAACAAAATACTTGACATTCAGTATTCTATCTGTCATAATAACGGTATAATTTAAATAGGGTATATATTATGTATTTGAATCTAGGAAAATCTCTTAGCTATACTACTTCCGGAAGAAAGCGAAAAAAGATACCTTCTAAGAAGCCCTCAAAGCGCAAATTTGAGCAGTATGTAGAGACTAGATCCGTGTATGTGCGAGAGACTAAAGAGTATCCTAGCGTCTCGTCAGCGCCCTCTGCGGAGTCCTGTGCGAAGCCTGAGCGTGTACCCTACACAGGTACTTTGGTTACTGGCATATCCACTATGCATAAGTCCAATGCTGTCCCTATTATTAATCAGCAAGAAGCGATTGATATTGCTAGTATGCGCCGCTAAATAATTAGAAACTTGTTGTCACTTTTTTTGAAAAAACTTGCCAACACAAATACTAAGATAAATAAATAGAGCTATGGGACAAATACTAGAATTTAAACATGTTGAGAAGAAAGTACAACCTAAAGTTATAGGTCATCGTATTTCTTTTTATTCAGAAGAGGAGATAGATGTCACTCTAATGGCATTAAATGTCTATGGGGATGACAATGTTCGCTATACCCGATACACCTTCAAAGAACTGAAATTAGAACCTCTCTATATTAAAAAGTGTTTGCTTTTGATGGTAGAGTCTGGGCTAATTTCAACTTTGGGAATCAAAGCGATAAATATGATTATTGCTAACATTGAAGAAATAACGGAGAATGATTATGCCAATGAAATTTAGACCGAGTACATATACACGAGCAAAAACCGGAATTGTTGTAGCCAAGCATTCATACATGTCTGGTACATCAACTGCTGTACTCAAAGAAGCAGCACATGCGAATTCAACTAAGCCTAAAATGAGAGACAAGATTGCGAAAGAACTTGTCAGGAGAGGCGAGATTTAATGCCAACATACAATTTTGAGAATACTGAGACTGGTGAAATCACAGAGGAGAGTATGAAAATCTCTGAGCGTGATGAATTTTTAGAAAACAATCCACAACTCAAAACTGTCATGTTAAGCGCACCTGGTACGGTCAAAGCCACTGGCGACCGTACTAAAGCGCCGAATGGCTTCAAAGAAGTACTGTCCAAAGTTGCAGAAGCAAACCCCACAAGTGCTTTAGCTAGTGATTTTGGATCCAAAGACCACAAGTCTGTTAATACGAGAAACATTGTCCAAAAACATCGTAAACTAAGAGGAGTAGATTAAATCTATATTATGATTCTTTAACTTTAACCAACCAATAGGGATTATCGTATGCCTAAAAAGAATCTTCAATTAGTACAACAACACAACGAGCAAAATGCAAGAGCCCCTTCCAACAGTCTCAAGATGCGTCTTGAGGACATGATCACAATCGAAGCAAAAACAGAAGCCCAAGGCCAGTTTATGTCTGAATATAGATATAGCCCGGCCTTTTTGTTGCACGGTTGTGCTGGAACCGGTAAAACTTTCATTGCTTTATACCGAGCCTTAGAAGAAGTATTAGACAAAGGAAACGGATATGGTAAAGTGGTTGTTGTCAGATCAGCAGTACCTAGTAGAGACATCGGACACCTACCTGGAACAGAAGCAGAGAAAACAGAAATTTTTAGCTTGCCGTATCAATCAATGTGTGAAGAGTTTTTTCCTTCGAAGGATAAACCTTATCAACGCTTGATAGAGCAAAAGCATTTAGAGTTTATGTCAACTTCTTATGTTCGTGGTATTACACTCGACCATGCAATTGTAATTGTCGATGAATGTCAAAACTTAACAGATATGGAGATCAATAGTATAATGACCCGAGTGGGAGTCAATACCAAAATTCTATTTTGCGGTGACTTCCGACAAACTGACTTGCACAAACGCTATGACTTATCAGGTTTGCGGCAGTTTATGATGACGGCCGAATCAATGCCATCATTTGCATCGGTTGAATTTGGGATTGAAGATATTGTCAGATCCGCCCTAGTCAAAGAGTATATCGAGGCTAGAATGCGGTATGAAGACAACTATGGAGTAAGTGCTTGATTTCGTTGGATAAAAAACTCCAATAAAATCAATAACTTACATTTTTTTGAAATTAATTTAACGCCTCTAAGGAAATCAAGTACTTAGAGGCGTTTTTTTGTCTTGACATTACGAAATAACGGTGCTATAATAGTTACGTAAAATGAGAAAACAGTTGTGAGGACTGATTATGTGGAACTTAGAAGGAATGCAGGTTTGGGGTACTTACTTAGATTTAGTAGAGGTATCCGGTAGAGTAACACACAGCCGTGTCGCTTACGGTGGTGGTGTTGAGCATCATGTTAAAATTGATGATGGCTTTACCGCAGTTGAAGGTCGTCTCAATCGTCCAGCCGGTGATGTTATAATCATCCATCATAAAGACATTACAAGGATGCGTGACTAATGATTATCCTAAATAATGGATACTCGCAGCAAATGTTTTCTTGCTATGAGGAACTCATCGACTTCCTTGGTCAGTCCGAATTCTACGCAGTAATGAGTGGCGAACACTCACAGTACAGCGTATCTTATTTACCGGTGACATAATGAAAATAAATTACGAAGAGTTTCCTAATCCTAAACAAGGCTCTGTTGCAGAATTGATTAAAAGGCGAAGGTTGCAGATACTAGTTCACTCGTGCCTGTATTATGAACTCAATAATAATCTTATTAGTGATGATAAATATGACACTTGGGCAATTGAATTAGAAAAATTGATGAAAGACAATCCAGGAGTGTATTCTGATAGATTTGACTCTGCATTTCAATCATGGGATAGTTCGAGTGGATTTGATTTGCCTATAAGAGATCCATGGGTCTACTCAACTGCAATGAGATTGAGTAGTATAGGTGATATAAATAGTTAACACTGCCAGTGCAGTAGGTCTTGTTCCCTACTTTAAATAATTGAGCAAGTGGTGCCCAGATATTTTTTTTTGCTGCTATAGCTTAATTTCTAGAGCGTCTAATTATGGCTACCCTAATTGTCTAATTAGAAGGTCCGAAATGATAACTCGGTAGCAGCACCATTTATGTTATGAAGGAAGTAAATTTGTTTAATCATGTAAATCTTGAAATTGTAGAACCAAACGCTGTTAGTACTCCTAACGGTAGAATGTATGAAACACCTGATGGGGCTTCGTATCCTTCGGTAACTACGGTGATGTCTTATCTTTCAAAAGATAGCATTAAGGCTTGGAGAGAAAGAGTAGGGGAAGAGGAAGCTAATAAAATTAGCAACCAAGCAGCTACTCGTGGTACTAAGATACATGATCTGTGCGAACAGATTTTACTAAATAATGACGTAACGCTAGATAAACTCAGTTTGCTGGATAAGCAAATGTTTAATGAGTTTAGACCGTTTTTAGATAGGATAGATAACATACACGCACTTGAAACTGCTTTATATAGTCATCATTTGAGACTAGCAGGAAGAGTTGATTGTATAGCAGAGTATGAAGGAACTTTATCAGTTATTGATTTCAAGACTTCTCGTAAGCCTAAAAAGAAGGAATGGATTTCTAACTATTTTATGCAATGTACCGCATATGCAATAATGTTTGAGGAGATTACTAAAATACCAATCCCTCAAATAGTATTGATGATTGCTGTTGAAGGCAGTGAACCTCAGATGTTTGTAGAGAAGCGGGATAATTATGCCGAACAACTGCTAGATTTGAGACTTGACTATGAGCGTAGTATAAAGTTATAATAGGAGATATATATGAGAGCATTAATTTTAGCAACATTATTATTACCAAGTATTGCTTCGGCTCAGATTACTATTGTTTCAGAAAAGCCAAACTATGTTATGGTTACTCAAAAAGAGTGCCATATACAAGAAGTATATGTTGAGAACTCTCTGGGTGGGTCTATTGTAGGCGGTATAATTGGTGCTGCCATCGGCAACGAGATCGGCGGCGGCTCGGGTAGAAAGATTGCTACTGTAGTCGGTGCAATCACGGGTGCTAATGTTGGACGCACTCGTGCCGAAAACAAAGGCAGAATAAAACAACGACAGATTTGCCGTGATGCACAGGTTCAAGTACAGCGTGGTAAGTATGTGACTATGAGGTACGAAGGAAAACTTCATACTATCTTAGTAGACTAATTCGTTGAAGCATGTAATAGGAAGTTTGGACAGGGGTTCAATTCCCCTCGGCTCCACCAATAAGGGCACTCTCTGATAAGAAAGCTCAACCTAGGCAAGAGTAGTCTCCTCTGACATAATCTTTGCAAGGATTTGTTATGAGTGTCCTTTTTAATGGGGCTGTTCTGGATTCGACAGACAACTGAAGGCATGTGGAGAATCGACTAACGCAGAAGGTCGTTAAACTAGAAGCAAAAATATAATCGCAGCTAATGACGATTACTATGAGGGTCTACGCCTAGCAGCGTAAACTTCATCGGAGTTTGAAGGAGCCTTGTTACCCAAGTCCTTCTTTTTTTAACCAATGGAGAAAAATTATGTGGACTAAGCCAACTTACGAAAATGTACGACTCGGCTTTGAAATCACCATGTATTTCAAAACTCGTTAAAATGCTAGTGGGGTATGGGTTCCACCCTTCAAAACGGACCTTAATTAAAGGAATACAATCATGTATATATTAGAAGATACGCTTGCTATGTTAGGTGCAGTTTTTGTAGTAACATCAGCAAGTATGTTTGCTTATAATGAAGATGATGATACACCTATAGAATTAGAAGTAATACCACAGGTTGAATACAAGTCTTCATGGTATGATATTGCACAAAAAAATACTGAGTGTTTGGCAACGAATATTTATTTTGAAGCTCGTGGTGAGTCATACGAGGGACAAAAAGCAGTTGCATTTGTTACACTCAATCGGGTAGAAAGCAACAAGTTCCCAGATGATATATGTTCGGTCGTGTACCAAGCAAAATATAGAACTGGTTGGTCTGAATCAGTGCCTATTCGGAATAAATGTCAGTTTAGCTGGTATTGTGATGGCAAGTCAGACAGAATAAGAAACTCTTCTGATTATCAGCGATTGTATACTCTTGCGGCAGAAGTGATAACAGGCCGTCACAAAGACAATACAGAAGGCGCTCTTTGGTATCATGCGGATCATGTACAACCATCATGGCGTTTAGATTACAACAGAATTGCAAAAATAGATTCACATATTTTTTATGTCAATTAATATCTTGACATTACCTACTAAAATGATATAATAGTATTATGGATGGCAATTATCAATCAGTAAAATCACGGGTAGTAGTTACCGGAGGATGTGGATTTATTGGTTCTCATTTGGTAGAAAAGCTACATAACTTAGGGTTTGATGTTACAGTAGTAGATGACAATAGACAAGGTAAACATTTCTGGGAATCTTCTAGTATAACTTATATTAATGAAGATGTTGCAACATGTAAGTTGACAGAAAAAATGAGTAGACCAATTGGAATATTTCATTTCGCAAACATTACCCGTGCTACATCATCTCCTGAAAACCCACAAGAGATAATAAATAGCAATATACAAACAACAACTGCTGTATGTGAATGGGCTAGACATTGGGATACATTTTTATTTTTTGCAACAGATACAGAACAAAAATTTAATGGCGACACTAATTCATATCTTTGGAGTAAAATTGCATCTGAAGAAATAATTAATTTATATGAAAAAATGTATGGCTTGTATCAGGTTAAAATGATTCTATACAATGTTTACGGACAGCGAGAACCTGAACATGGTTCTCTCAGCAATGTTATTAAAAAGTTTAAGACAAATTATTTAAAAAAACTTCCTATCACAGTGTATGGAAGTGGAAACAAAAAGCGTGATTTCACTCATGTTGACGATGTAGTACAAGGTATGCTACAATTATTATTAGTAAAAGAATTACCAGATGAAGTACATCTTGGTAAGGGGTCACCTAAGAGTGTAATGGCTCTTGCAAGAGCATTCGATACTACTATAGTTCATAAGTTTGATGTACCAAGTGAGCCAGATATTATAGAATGTGAAAACCCGTACATAGAATGTCCTACTGATGTAATACAATACATTAATAGTTGGTTAAAGGAGAATCCAATTGATAACTAGAGTAGTGGTAAACGAATTTATGACTAATCCAGAAAAGATGACTGATGTTTATATTATTACCAAAAAGTTTAAAACGCCTTCTGAATTTTCACAACATATTGAAAGAAGAGCAATACATACCAAATCATCTTACCTGGATATTCTGTTAGAATATTGTAGTAAAAATGATATCGAAATAGAAAGTGTAAACAAGCTCCTTAGCTCTAGTCTCAAAGACAAATTAGAAGCAGAAGCGCAAGATTTAAATCTTCTTAAAGTTAAGGCAAATAAGTTACCCTTTTAATATGGAACCATTTGAAGTTTACAAACTTTACTTAGCACTGAAGTTACACTTTACAACAAAATCCTATGACATCACTAAAACTAAAGGTGCTGTTCGTGGTAAAAAAGAAACCTTTCTACGGCGCAAAGATTTAATATCTATTCGCAAACTAGCAAGGGATTTCAAAAGGTCAGAGATTATTGACATTCTAGTTGCAAACTTTGTACGTGGAGATAAATGGGGCGGTATGTTTGATACCTCAGCTATAGAAACTTACAAAAAGTGGTTGACAACTAAGCAAAGAATGTTGTATAATTTTAATACTGACCTTGATAATGTTCTTCTGAAAATGGAAATGGACAATATCAAATCAGCGATATACGAAGACACACATCCTTTGATATTCAAGATGTACATGGGTCGTGAAATTAGTTTAGAGACATTAGTTATGTTAGACAAACTACGACCTTTTGTTGAAAGATTTAATGATGATTTTGTGCTTGACGATGTTTGTCTTTTAGTATCGAAATATCGACCCTTTGTCAGATTTGACAAAGATAACATTAACTTCAAGCACACGGAACAGTTGGATTTAATTTACGGAAATGAGTAAGTCAAATAATTACAAACCGCAAGAAAAACGCATTAAGCGTGTCGAAAAGAAGCCTGGTAAGAACATTGCTAGGGAACTAAAACGTATCACTATTCAAGATGCATCGAAATTGGATGAGATTTTTGAAAATAGTTATACAAAATAAAACGCAGTACATACATCGCAATATAACGCAATATTAGGAGAAACATATGTCGTTTAATACACTATCTGATCTACGCAAAGCTCGTGGTAACTTCGATTCACTTATGAAAGAAGTTGAAAAGCTCGATACACCTCAACAAGGTAAAAGAGGTGATGACCGAGAATGGAAGCCTACCGTAGACCAAGCAGGTAATGGCTATGCCGTTATTCGCTTCCTCCCCGCCCCACAAGGCGAAGATATGCCCTGGGCACAACTTTGGAATCACGGATTTCAAGGACCAACTGGTAAGTGGTATATCGAAAACTCACTAACTACACTCAAGCAAACTGATCCTGTATCTGAGTTGAACTCAGAACTTTGGAACAGCGGTGTAGAATCAAACAAAGATGTTGCTCGTAAGCAGAAGCGCCGCCTTTCTTACTACGCTAACATTCTTGTTGTTGAAGATTCAGGCAATCCTTCTAACAACGGACAAGTATTCTTATACAAGTTCGGTAAGAAGATTTTTGATAAGATTAAAGACGCTATGCAGCCTGAGTTCCAAGATGAAGATCCGATGAATCCTTTTGATTTCTGGGACGGTGCTAACTTCAAATTGAAGATCCGTCAAGTAGAAGGGTATCGCAACTATGATAAGTCAGAGTTCTCAGCAGCTACTGCTATCTCTGATGACGATGCAGCTATTGAAGCTATTTGGGGCAAGCAACATTCACTCGCTGAAATCATTGCTCCTACTAACTTCAAGTCATACGATGAGTTGAAGAAGAAGCTAGACTTCGTTCTAGGCAATGGCGCTCGTGTATCTACAGCAGAAAGTATTTCATCTGTAACAGGTGATTCTTCTGATGATAGTTTCTTGAAAGATGTCACCGCAGCAGTAGAAAGTCGTGCTGCCGCTACTCCAACAGCATCTGACACAGAAGATACTATGTCATACTTTGCTAAGCTTGCAATGGATGACTAATTACTAGTCAAACAGGAAAAGAGAAAGGGGCTTAACGCCCCTTTTTTAATGCACTCTTTTCATAAATTCCATCATGTTGAATTCAGTATTTTTTATAGTACTAGGATTTACTAATATTGGAGGGGCGGTATTGCCTCCGCCACTTGTATTATTTGTTATATTCTGGATATTATTAACTACAGTTTCTTTTGGCGAGTTTGCTGCGGAAGTCATATTATCAATTGCCGCACCAGTCGGCGTAACATTCGGATCCATTTTGTATACGCCCGACATACTACCAACATCTCGTAAGCTGCTTGGTTCGGATGATTGAAGATTCGCTTCTATATTAGGTTGTATTGAATTGGCTTGTGCGTTCGCTGCAATCTCATCTGAACTAGATCCAAATAATCCCATAGAAGCCATGTTTAATGCACCACTGCCTGCATTTTTTATCTTGCCAAATAAGTCAGCATCCGGATCTGCATCAAATCCTTTAACTCCTCCGTATGCAGCGGCTCCTGCGCCTAAAATAGCTCCTGCAGGTCCTAGAAATCTAGCAACTCTAAGTGCTGCACTGCCAGCTCTACTTGCAGCTCTGCTAACTGGTGAGAGTATACTTGTTTTCGGTGCCTTAGTAGGTCTGACAGGTTTAGTTGTCTTGGTGGGAGA